TGGATCGTGTAGAAGCTGAGGTCGACGAGCTGCCACACCGCAATGGTACAGCCATAGAACCCCTGCGCCACCACTGCCGCCCAAAGCGCTCACGTAAAAGCGATTTCACGCGGAGGGCGCGTACATGCTAGTCGATAACCTAACTCACTTAATGCGTTGTGCCCAAGCCGAGCAACTACCGATGTTGCATTACTCCTGTCCAGATTGTTGCGTGAGTTTGCTCGCACTGCAGCCGCCAGAAGATGGCGAACCTTGGGATTCAGTTGTGACTTGTCCACATTGCTTGGGAATGCATTTCAGACTAACCAGCTTTGATGGCGAGGTTGAAGTATGGAGCCTAGAGCCATGATTGATAACGACGACAACTATTTAGACAAACTCTGCTTTCAGATCCTCGACGTGTTGAAAGAAAAAGATCGGCCGATGGGTACCACAGCTTTAGCTTTGGAAATGGGTTTGGAATTTGACGCGATTCAGTCTGCTGTCTGCAAGCTGATTGTGCGCGACCAGATCATTATGGTTGGCCGCTGCGAGAACGAACGGCCGGTATATGTACTGCGAGTAAAAGAGCGAGGACAAATGTCATGAGTCAAATCAGCCCTGACCGCGTTTTGCATGTGTTGAGTCGTCATATCGGTGAAGAAAACGGTGTGACCGTGACGAAGCTGGCGCAAGAGATTGCAGATTCAATGCTGGTATCAGCAGGCGATGAGCGCGCTGTTAGGGCTGCTGTTGTAGAGCTACGCAAGGCGGGTCTGCACGTTTGTGCTCACCCAGGCTCTGGCTATTACATGGCAAGTGATGAAGATGAGCTGGTTCGTTGCTGTAAGTATTTATTTGATCGAGCCATGTGCTCGCTAGAACAAGTTGCCGCCATGCGGCGTGAATCATTGCCGGATCTGCGTGGGCAGCTGAGGTTGCCAACATGAAAGTTACTTATGACAGATATGGCCGAATGAATTACCACCCTGAGTATCACCACAAGCATGGCCAACCTTGGATTACTTCAGATCAAAAGTATTTGATCGAGTACTACGAAAAGCTGGGACCGGAACAGGTTAGTTTTGCTATTGGCAGAACGATACACACGGTTATGCAAAGGGCCTCGGATTTACGAAAAGCGGGTTTGATGCCAATGCCTAAAACTCATAGTCGCCACCGCCGAATGCGGCCTACATTTAACGCTGGAGAAAACCATGAACACTGACACTATCCCAGAAGGCTACCTCCGCAATGCGGCGGGCCATCTTATCCCACTTGCTCAGGTGCGTGAGCACGACAAGTTGCGTGATGACATTGCATTTGGACTGGCGCAAGAAGCTGAAAAGCTGCACGACCAAATCAAAGCGTTTAAGTGCAGAGCACTTAACGACATTGCCGATTTGGTTTCTATTGCTGCTGAGAAATATGACGTAAAGCTTGGTGGTAAAAAAGGCAACGTCAGCATTAGCACTTACGACGGCAGCTACAAAGTCATTCGTACCTATGCTGAGCAGCTGGCGTTTACCGAAGAGTTGGAAGCGGCCCGCGAGCTAATCAATGACTGCATCATCCGCTGGAGCGAAGGCGCTAACGACAACATTAAAGTTTTGGTTGATCGGGCTTTTCGCACAAATGGCAAAGGTCAGCTTAAAACCGCTGCGGTATTAGATCTGCTGCGCTTAGAGATTAATGACGAAGGCTGGAAACGTGCGATGGAGGCCCTTAAAGATTCTATTCAGTCGGTCGGTGCCACGGCCTATGTACGATTTTACAAACGGGTTGGTGACTCCGATCAGTATCGCATTCTCGCGTTGGACATTGCAGCGCTATGACAGCCGGCGAGCACAACATAGCGATATCGATGCGTTTGTATCAACTGATTCAGCCGCTGTATTCGATGATCAATAAGGCTGGTATCAAGGTTGAAAAGCTGACGGCCACTGAACACGTGGTCTCGATCCAGCTTCGCTACCACCAACAGTTGAACACGCTTTTCCCGCACGCAGTTTTGCGCACGCACAAGGGTAAATCATTCAGCGAGTATTACTACGACACCGACTGCAGGCTGGTGTGGGAGGCAAGCACCAATGAGCATTAGTAAAGAACAGTGGGCAGACATTGAAGAGCGATTAACACGGCTTTTTGCGCAGGTTAAATTCACTTTAAGCGGGCATCAAATATCGGTGGCTAAAGAGCGTGTAAGCGAAAATGCGTTTGCATTGGTGGTTTACATCGACGGCTCCTGGAAAGGCTTGTGGATGACCAGCAACAAAGACCCTGTGTACGATCCCATCGTTAAGCAAGTGTGGCGTCGTCAGACACGAGCGGTATACCCCCCAAGCAAGAAAAAGGAGTTGATTAAAACCTTTGGAGTACGTGAAGCGAAGCGTGTTTTTCCGAACATAGATAAAGTTATTGAATTTTGGAACCCCGATTTCAAAACCGCTGCCAGCTTAGTCCGCCAGTTCAAAAAGATCGACGGTCTAGAGTTAGTGGCCGAGCCGGTGAAAGACAATGGCTAACAAACCCACACGCGATCGTCGCGGCATTGAGCTGGGCAAAATCCATATGGGCGCGAATAAGCTCGGTCTGGATACGAAAGATAAAGACCCAGACAGCCCATACCGTTCAATGCTATGGGCCGTCGCCCGTGTGCGCAGCGCTGCAAAGCTGGATGCCAGCGGCCGCGCTGCGGTGCTAGATCACATGAGACGTCTTGGTTTTGAATCGCCAACCTATCGCCCTAATCCCTCTAAAGCGACTGCTGCGCAAATCGCCAAGGTTCGCGCCCAGCTCCACGCGGAAGGCCGCGATGAAGCATACGGCGATGCACTGGCTAAGCGCATCTGCAAAGTTGAGAAGCTGGTGTGGTGCAAGCCAGATCAGCTCAACCGCATAGTCGCTGCGCTTTGGTACGACCAAGAACGCAAAAGAAGGAAGGAATCATGGACCTAATTTTTGTGCTTTCAGTGGTAGAGATCCTCGGCTGCTTTTTTGCCTGGTCTATTGTGCGCATCAATCACGGGGAAGCCAGTGAGGCTTGATGTTCAACAGCTGCCCGGCAGCCTGAGTGACGTGATCGATGTAATTGGTATCGATGCGACTCTGCGCCTGGTAGAACATCTTGGCGGTACTCGTCTTTATATCCCCGAAGCTATAACACCCGAACACCCTGTTGTTGCGATGCTAGGTCATCATAATGGCTTTGCGTTAGCAGAACGATTTGGTGGCGAGCAGCTGCTATTGCCGCGCTGCATTGCCGCCGTGCGCGCTGTACGAGACGCAAGCATTAGAGCGCAACGCGCTGGTGGTGCGAGTACCAAAAAACTGGCTTTGTCGCATGGCTTAACAGAGCGGCAGATTTACGCGATACTTGCATGCGGCGAAGAGGAAGAATCGCCGCAGCAGGATTTGCTATAAACAAATATGGAGATAAGCGCGGTGTTAACTATTCTGGTTGTTCTAGTATTCTTTATGCTTTTGGTGCTGCTGTTTGGGCGAAATATTGTGTTGCGAATTATCGGTGGCATTGGCTTGGCACTAGCCACTTTAATTTCCGCAATTATTTTTATCGGCGGCGGTAACAAGGGAGACAAAGGTCAGTTTGATACTTTGCATCTTTGTAAGGCTGCTGCAGCTGTGGCAGCTGACGTATCGCTAGAAAGCGTACAGTCAAAGCCAATGAAATCTGGAACGTTGTATTTAATTAATTATTCTACGGGACATCAAGATCCGGATATGTACTACAGCTGTTCACTTGATGACTCAAATCATGTGTTGTTAGACCATAAAATAATTTCAATAACAGAACCGAATAGAGTCTTTAGTTTTAGCGTGAATGGCGACGAGCTAGGCATACAATTTGAAAATGACGGGAAACTCGTGAGAGCCAGAACCTTTAAGCGCAAGCAGTTTAATCGTATTGTGAACACGACCAAATAATCGCCGTGCAATAGTGGGCCACTTTACGGCCCACTCATTCCCCGCTACTATGCCAACCACTCTCCGCAAAACACCCCAACAGATGAAGCGCTTCACCTGATTTAATCCCTTCTAAATCTTTAATCTCAAGTCTGCATCGTAATCATATTTAACGAATGGAGACTTGAGGTGATATCTCATGTAACTGACAAATTGCGTATTTGGCCTTGGCTGTTTTTGGCTTTGGTTTTTACCTGCATTATTGCCTTTGTTGCGCCATACCAAATAGGCGTGCTGGTGTGGTCTCTGACTAAGCTGTCGCTAGGTGCTTACCTCGGGTATTGGATTGATAGATCGGTATTCCATTACTGCCGCCCGCACGCATTAATTACCAGCACGCTAACGACGTCGCAGGTACATGCCTTAGCGGCGGCAATGATTCGCCGCGCAATTATTATTGCTGCTTCAATCTTGGCGCTGGGGCTTGGCGTATGACGTGGTCGCGGGTTTTTAATATCACGTTTGCCGCGCTAATTATATTAGCTTTATTTTTATGTCTGTCTGCCTATGCGCAAATACCTGAGCGCGCCGATCATTACCGACGAGATCTTACCCGCATCAGCCAGCAAGAGATGGGGCTTGCGGCGCCTGTCGCATTATTTGCGGCGCAAATTCATCAAGAAAGTTCTTGGCGTTCTGATGCTAAAAGTCCTTACGCAGTAGGCTTAACCCAGTTCACTCCTGCCACAGCAAAATGGATTTCTGAAATCTATTCCGATCTTGGCGACGCTACCCCGTATTCCCCCGTTTGGGCGATGCGGGCAATGGTGCGATATGACCGCCACATTGTTGAGCGTGTGAAGCCGTGGCACGCGAGGGATATTCCTGAGTGTGACAAGTGGGCGTTTACCTTGAGCGGCTACAACGGTGGCCCAGGGTGGATAACACGCGACCGGCGGCAGGCTGAGAACGCAGGTCATTGTCCTGATGTTTGGTGGGGTTCCGTGGAGAGCTTTTCTACTCGATCCGCTTCTGCGTTTAAAGAAAACCGTCACTACGTTAATCGTATTTTAAACGACCTTGAGCCGCGCTATATCGCTGCCGGTTGGCCGGGAGCATCCACATGCTACGCATTATAGGTGCCGCGCTAGGCAACAGTACCGTGGTTGCTATTTTGTTGGCGCTAGGTGGGCTGCTTTACCACGGCTGGCGGACTGGTAGTTTGCAGGATCTTGTTCAAGCCAAAGACCAAAAGCTAGGCTCATTAATTGCCGAGCGTGATCAGTGGCGAGACGCCGCGTTGGCAAATAAGAGCCGCGCCGATCGCTTAGCTGAATTGCAAAAGTCTGCCGACGAATCTGTGCGGCATTTGCAGGCGGTGCTCAATGAGCGCCAACGCAGTTACACCCTGCAGCAACAATCCATTAGTGAATCACCAGAATCTGATGATGGCCCTGTTGCGCCGGTGCTCCGAAAGACCTTGGAGTCTTTGCCATGATGCGATTGTTGCTGATTGTGTTAGTTGTGAGTTTGGTCGGCTGTGCTGGCCAAATTGTTCCTGCAGTACAGCCCACGCCAGTGATGTGCCAAGTGCCGGCAGGTTTGTTGGGTGTAGATGATGCGCCACAGATCCCCTCAGACGAATACAGTCAGGAAGACGTGGCGATGTACATCAGCAAGCTACACCAGTGGGCATGGAGCGGTTGGCTACGGATTGGCGAGATTGATAAATGGGTAAGCACACACTGTGAATGAAAGCGACTTTGAGAGAGCGGCGCAGTTTGCAGATCGCGAGCGTGAGAATGCCTTGGCTAAGCATAGACAAAAAATGGCCAGTCAAATTGAAGGTGGCGACACGTGTGAGGATTGCGGCGGGATTATACCGCCAGAGCGACGCGCTGCGGTGAAAACCGTGTTTTGTGTTGAGTGCCAGGGAATAAACGAAAGGCTGCGATTGTAATGAATGTAAATGATGTGAATTGGGATGCCGTGCGCTTTGGCTTTGACCTTGGGCAGCTGATCTTTATGGCAGGTGTGGCCATTTATCTTTGGTGGACCAATCGATCTCGCGCAACAAAAGCGTCAATTGAAGAAGTAGATAAGAAAATTGACCGGGACATTGGCTTGGTAGAAGACACCATTCATATGGTGTCGGAGAAATTTGATCGTCGCACAAACGAATTAGAGCGTCGAGTCGATTCATTAGAAAAAGATTTATCGCATTTGCCAGGCCACTCAGAAATGGCGGCAGTGCATGAAAAAGTAAACAGCGTTGCTAATACGATGAGCGCTATGCAGGGTGAACTGAGTAGCATGAGCCGAAACCTCAATCTGATTCACGAATTCCTTTTAAATAAGGGGAACGATAAATGAATTATCAAAAGCACATACAAGAAGATCGACGTCTTGTGATTTTGCGCTTGCTTGCTGAGGCGCAAGGCTATGACCTGAATAGTTCGATTATAAAAACAGCGCTGGCGGACTTTGGACATCATCCTGGTCGCGATCTTATCCATACCGAACTGGCATGGTTAGAAGAGCAAGGCTTGGTCAAAACACATCAAGTTGCAAGTGTAGTGGTTGCCAAACTTACTGGACGTGGTGCAGACGTTGCTGCAGGCAATGCGCAAGTGCCGGGTGTTAAGCGCCCTGGGCCGAGTGATTGATATGGCAGACCGTCGCACGCGGGGCCGCCCGTCTAAAGTTGAAAAGTTGCCTGACAATATTAAGCAGGCGCTGGATAAGTTACTGCGGGATGGCAGTCGTACCCAGCAGGAAATTTTAGACCATATCAATAAGCTGCTGCCGGAAGACGATCAACTTAGCCGCAGTGGTCTTAACCGCTATAGCACCCGCATGGAATCAGTGGGTGCAAAGCTGCGCGAGACTCGCGAAATAGCCAACGCTTGGATGGCGCGTTTTGGTGATGAGCCAACCAGCGACGTCATGCAGCTTGTAACTGAAATGATGCAGGGTGTGCTGTTTAAAATCTCACTTAAGGCTGCTGAAGCTGCAGACGATGAGTTGATCGATCCTGAAGAAATGAAGGATATCGCTTTGGCTATTCAGCGACTGTCTCGCGCCGCTGAAATGAATGCGAAACGCGAACAGCAGATCCGCAAAGCCTTTGCCGACCAAGCCGCCACCGAGACAGAAAAGGTGGCCAAAGAAGCTGGCCTCAGTGCTGAAGCCGTACAGACTATTAAGAATAAGATTCTGGGGATTGCCTAATGGATGAGTTAAGCATTGCGCAGGCAATTGTCGATGGCTGTGGTGATATCGCCGTTGCCATCGTTGCGGCTGCTTTTATTCGAGGGCTTCTCAATAAATGACTGACATCGGCATTGGCAAAGTCCTTGGCGGCGGCACCGTCAACGACCCGAACTGGTATAAGGACTTCGACGCAAACGAAGTCCTTTTGCAATATCAGCGCGACTGGGTTGCAGATCCGTCTCAGCTTAAGATTGCGGAGAAGTCACGACGTACTGGATTGACATGGGCCGAAGCGGCCGACGGCACATTGTGTGCCGGCGCATCGCGTGCGGCCGGTGGCTGTAATCACTTCTATGTTGGCTCTAACAAAGAAATGGCCCGCGAATTTATCGACGCCGTGGCGATGTGGGCAAAGTTATTTGATCAAGCAGCCGGAGAAATTGAAGAAGAGATCCTGATCGACGAAGACAAAGACATACTGACCTTTGTCGTTAACTTTGCCAGTGGCTTTAAGGTGCAAGCACTTAGCTCGCGGCCGTCAAACCTGCGTGGTATGCAAGGTAATGTCACTATCGATGAGGCTGCGTTTCACGAGCAGCTCGCTGAAGTACTCAAGGCCGCGCTGGCACTCACAATGTGGGGTAGTAAAGTCCGTTTAATCAGTACTCATAATGGTGTTGAAAACCTCTTTAACGAAATCATCAACGATAGCCGCGCTGGTAAAAAAGACTACAGCGTTCACCGTATAACCTTGGACGACGCGTGCCGGCAAGGTCTGTATAAGCGGATCTGTCAGATCACCAAAAAGGTATGGTCTGCAGACGCTGAGGCTAAGTGGGTTGCTGGCTTGCTTAAAAACACCGCGAGCGCAGACGATGCCCAAGAAGAATATTACTGCGTGCCCAAGTCTGGCGGCCGTGCATATCTGTCACGCGCCTTGGTTGAGTCTCGCATGTTTGACGCGCCGGTGTTTCGCTATTCCGGTACCGCCGAGTTCAATGCATGGCCGGAACACTTACGTTACGCGGAAATTGAAGACTGGTGTAACAAGCATTTACTGCCCGTTTTAATCACGCTTAATCCGGTGTTACGTCATGCCTTTGGCGAAGACTTTGCCCGCAATGGTGACTTAACCATTATGGCACCAATGGCGATTGAATCAGATTTGATGCGCCGGGTGCCGTTTATTGTTGAGCTGCAAAATGTGCCGTTTAAGCAGCAAGAACAGATTTTGTATTTCATCTGCGATCGTTTGCCGCGCCTTTGCAAGCTCAAGCTGGATGCGCGTGGTAATGGCCAGTACTTGGCAGAGCAAGCCAAGTATAAATACGGTGCCGGTCGTACCGACGAAGTGATGCTCTCGCAATCATGGTACCTAGAGAATATGCCACGCTTTAAAGCTGGCTTTGAAGACGATGGTATCCGCATTCCTAAAGACGATGAGATAGCCAGCGATCTACGCGCCATCCAAGTCATTAAGGGTATCGCTAAAGTCCCAGATGGCAACACTGGCACGAAAGATAAACAACGTCACGGCGATGCGGCGATCGCACTGGCCTTGGCCTATGCCGCCAGCTTTGAAGACGGTGGTGAAATCGCCTGGACACCCGTGCCCAACAAACGCAGCCAATGGGAAGCGATAGACAATGACAGCGATATGCAAATATCAAAAGGAGGTGCGTGGTGATTAAAGTGAATCGCTCCAGCACAATCGTCGACCAGTACGGCAGGCCGTTTACGGTGCCGGATCTGAATGAGCAGCAAACCGAGCGCAGTGCCTTGGGGTTTTTAAACCAAACCTTTGCTGGCCATCCTAGCCGTGGCTTAACGCCGTCTAAAGTCGCCCGCATTATGCAAGATGCCGAGCAAGGTAATCTTGTGGACCAGTGCGAACTGATGGAAGACATGGAAGAAAAAGACGGCCACATATTTGCTGAAATGGGCAAGCGCCGTCGCTCTTTGATCAATGTGCCGTGGAGTATTGTGCCGCCCAAAGGGGCTGATGCTAAAGCCACTCGCAATGCGGAATTTGTAGAAGACCTGTTTCAAAACATACCCGATATTGAATCAATTATTTTGGACATGGCAGATGCGATCGGCCACGGCTACTCAAACTTAGAGTTGGAGTGGGAGCTGGTTGAAGGGTATCTGGTACCTGTGCGTGTTGAGCACCGGCCATCTAGCTGGTTTATGACGCCGCAAGATAATCGCAACTCGCTGCGTCTGCGCAACGAGACCGGCATGGGCGAATCGCTGCGGCCTTTTGGTTGGATCTCTCACGTACATAAAGCTAAGCCCGGCTACGTTACCAGAGCGGGCTTGGTGCGCGTGCTGGCGTGGCCTTACCTGTTTAAAAACTACAGCGTGCGGGATCTGGCGGAGTTCTTGGAAATTTACGGTTTGCCAATGCGGCTGGGTAAATACCCTAGCGGTGCAGGTGAGCAAGAAAAATGGACGCTCATGCAAGCCGTCGTCGGTATTGGTCACAATGCTGCAGGCATTATTCCAGACGGCATGGACATTGAGTTTACCGAAGCGGCCGAGGGAGCCAGTGGCCCCTTTGAATCGATGATCGCGTTCTGTGAGCGCACCCAAAGTAAGGCGATTATAGGTCAAACGCTCACCAGTCAGGCCGATGGCAAAAGCAGCACCAACGCACTCGGCAATATCCACAATGAAGTGCGCATGGATATTCGCGACGGCGATCTAAAGCAAATTGCTGCATCGATTACCCGCGATCTGCTGTATCCGATTGCCGCACTTAACTTGCCTGGCATAAACGGCATGCGCAATGCACCGCGCTTTGTGTTTGATACCAGCGAGCCAGACGACATGACGGCCTATTCCGACGCTTTGCCAAAACTGGTAAGCATTGGTGTGCAGGTTCCGGTCAATTACGCGCACGAGAAGCTGGGCATACCCAAACCCGAAAACGGTGAGGCTATTCTAAAGCCGCCATCGCCGCCTGCAGACCCAGCCGCATTAAGCACTCGGCAGTATCAATTAGCTGCGCTCAATAGCCGTTTACCGCTGCCTCAAACAGCGCTTGATAGCGTGTTAGATCAGATCCCACCAGAAGTGCAGCAGCAGCAAGCCGAAGCCATGCTCGCGGCGCTTATTGCCCGTATTAATGGCGGCGATAGTTTAGAAGCGCTGCAGGACGACTTGAGTGATTTGTACCCCGCCTTAGATACAGGCGGGATTGAAGAGCTGCTGACCAGGTTATTTTTTGTCGCAGAGACGTGGGGACGGTTGAATGTGTAACTCGATGGTTACTCTTTCCGATCCCGCTCTTGTTTTTTCAGCAATGAATCCCAGTCTACTGAATTGGCAGCCTCGGTGATTTGTGGTTTATGTTCTTCTGGGTCCGGTCTTTTAGGTTTCTCTTCTGAGCTATTATCTTCAGGGAATCTTCTGTTTGTCATAGGTGCACCTTATGAGTGATTTAAATTATCAGCAAGCAACCGTTATGTCGCTAGCTAAGGAACGGTTAAACAAGCTATACGAATTTAACGAAATGCTGCGTAAAAGAGTAGCAGCTGTTTGCGCGGCGTCCACTGCAATTGTCGGAATTGTATCAGCAGCTAAGTTTTTACCGCGCCAAAGCTCTGGGCTGGATGTTGAATCTGTTCTTCTTGGGCTAGTTTGCTTATTGTCAGTTTTACTCTATTGGTTTGCAGCAAAATCATTGCTACCAGGCTTAGCTGCAATACCAGGCAGCACAAACACCGATGTGCTATTTGATGAGTATCTAGTGAAGGATGTGGAGGTTGCCTTTAACAATTTTCTTATTGATATCTGTGCTGCTAGCGATAAAGCGTTGGAACAAAACACCTCAAATGCGGGCATTCTTAAGTCCGTATTAGTTGTGTTTCAGGTTCAAATTGCCGTTTTGGCAATCGCCATAGCCTGGTCAGGTATCGCCAAATGGTCTGTTTAAAATGCCTGAACCAGTAGACCTAGGCTACGCCTTCACTTTAGCCCCCGCCAAAGCCGTGGAGTACTTCCGCAACAAGGGCCATCGCATATCGTGGAACTGGTATGACACATACCAAGAGGCAAACGCCAAGGCATTTACCGTCGCCAAGGTAGCGCGGCTAGATGTGCTGCAGGATATTCGCGGCGCGGTCGACGGTGCTATTGCCAATGGCACCATCTTTGCCGATTTCAAAAAAGACCTTGAACCTACCCTGCGCAATAAGGGCTGGTGGGGCAAGCAGATCGTAGTGGACTCGCAAGGCGTGGCCGAGCAGGTACAGCTTGGCAGCGTCCGTCGATTAAAAACCATTTACGGCACCAACCTGCAAACGTCGTATATGGCTGGCCGCTGGAAGGGCATGGATGAGAATGCGAGTGAGCGGCCGTACTGGCAGTACATAGCGATTGACGATGCCGCGACCCGCGACAAGCACCGGGCAATGCACAAGCGTGTATTCCGCTGGGATGATCCGATCTGGCAAAGTATGTACCCGCCCAATGACTGGGGTTGCCGTTGCCGCGTGCGAGCGCTTACTGAAAAACAAGTGAAGCAAAAAGGACTCTCTGTTGAAGCATCTGACGGTAAATTGCGCGAGTCGATGGAGCTGGTAAGTAAGCGCACCGGCGAAGTACAGCCAGTGACAGGCTACGACCTGGGTGGTGGAGAGACTTTTAAGCCAGGCGCGGGATGGAGCTATAACCCCGGCGCAGCGCATTGGCAGCCAGACTTAGATAACTACCCTTACGCGACCGCTAAACAATATATTGAAGGCGCAGTAAGCGGCCCACCGTTTGAAGACTTTTATCGCCGTATCGACAAGGCGGTAACGCAAACAACAACGCAGCGCCCTGGTCTAAGTAATGCGGTGCTGCTTGATGAGGTTAAGCCGCTGCTGTCTAAAGAGTGGATGCCGGTGGCCTCGCTTGCTCCCAACCTGCAAGCGGTGATGGCAGTGCAAACGAACCAGGTATTGTTGAGCCAGGACACGCTAGCCAAGCAGCTCATTAATCGCGCTGGCCAGCCGGTAAGCTTGGCAAGTTACCGTCAGATTCAGAGCGCCATTAACAACGCGACAGACATTATTCAGACTGCGCGCAATTTGACGTTTTACCATACCGAAGGCAATCAGTTGTTTAGGTTGGTGTTGAAGCGAACGCAGCCTGGCGAATTGTTTGTGGTGAGCTATCACCCAGTGCGTGACGGTACCCGTAAAGCAGATATTAAAAAAGGTGAGGTGTTGCGTGGTGGGAATTAGGGGGCTGCGCCTGATAGCCCAATGGTTTCTGCTCGCTAGGCTCGCATCACTAGCGTGGTTACACAGCCCTGTCAGGCACAGGGCACACCGGCCTAAGCAGGCACGGCGCGGCATTCGCAGCGAGATTCTTTGCCGCAGAAACTTGCAGAGGAGTATAAGCCATGAGCGCTGAGATCGCCATTAGCATTGTTGGGGATGATGTTGAGGGGGCATTGCGCCGTCTGCTTGGTCAAATGCAAGACATGACGCCAGCCATGCGAGCGATATCGGCAACGCTGGCCGATAGTATTGAAGAGAGCTTTGATCAAGAGGCTGACCCCGAAACCGGCGAGGTGTGGCAGCCATTATCTGATGTGACCGTTGCCCTGCGTATCAAACAAGGGACGTGGCCGGGCAAGATGCTGCAAATTAGCCAGGGAGGATTGGCCGCGAGCTTTGCGCCGAGCTGGTCTAACCGTCATGCGGTAGCCGCAAGTAATAAACCTTACGCCGCTATTCAACACTTTGGTGGCATGGCGGGTAAAAACCGTAAGGTAAAGATTCCGGCGCGACCATATGCCGGACTCACGGCAGATCACCGCGACGAGGTTGTGGATATCATTAAACGCCACCTATCGCTTTGAGAGCAACGATAGGGAAATCCACCAGCCAATAATGGCCAAAATGGCCGACTATTGGCAAATCTCCCCCAAGACCAGAACCTAGACCCTGTTTAAAAGGTGTTTAAATTTGCTTGTGCGCGATTTTGGGGGGTAGCTGGCGGCAACGGTAGCGATGCGCGAGCTAATTTGGCACACAACGCGATTGTGGCGGCAACTTGAAATTGCCAGTTTGACGCCGTTGGGCTACTCTGTGTTCGCCTTCAGCCCCGCTTGCTCCTCTGCTGAAGTGCTTCACCTTATTTGCCCCCGATGACTCCGCAACAATGGGGTCATGAAAAAACACCACCTCGCCATTGCCGTTTGCTCAACCGCCCTCAAGCTTTCGCTGGCGGTTTGCGCATCTACGGTTGAAATTAACGCTGGATCAGAGATTCAGCTTTTCCCTGCAGGGGAATTCCGCGCACGTGACGGTCGCCCAGAAGGCATTGGCGCATGGCGCATCGATGCAAATGTGGCGCAACAACTTATTGCTTTGGCTGATGCCCGCAATACGCCCTTCGTAATTGACTACAACCACCAAACATTGCACGCCGATAAAAGTGGTACGCCCGCACCTGCTGCAGGCTGGTTCACGGCGCTTGAATGGCGTGAAGGCGATGGTCTTTATGCGACCGACGTGAAGTGGACACCGAAAGCCGCCGAGTACGTTAAGAATAAAGAATACCGTTTTATCTCGCCGGTCTTTTATCACGCCGACAATGGCGACGTTTCTCAGCTGCTCATGGCAGCGATCACCAACTTCCCCGCGTTGGACGGTATGGACGAGATCCTTGCCGCTGCCAGCACTATGTTCAATCCATCTAAAAATGTTACCGGAGACGATACCGTCATGAACGAATTACTAAAGAAGCTGCTTGCACGACTCGGCTTGGCTGAAGACGCAACCGAAGAAGATGCGATGGGCGCTGTTGCCAACTTAATGAGCATGGCAGACAAAGCCGCTGATGCAGAAACCAAAGTCGCGGCTTTATCTACTCAGCTTGCAACTGCTGCCAAGGTTGACCCAGCCAAGTATGTGCCGGTGTCGGTTGTTGAAGAGCTGAAAACCCAAGTGGCTGCGCTGACTACTTCTATTAATACCGACAAGGTAACGGAAATGGTTGCTGCAGGTATTGCAGATAAGAAGCTGCTGCCTGCTCAGAAAGAATGGGCAACAGATTTAGGTAATCACAACTTAGCCAGCCTGAGTACTTACCTAGAAAACGCCCAGTCGATTGCGGCGCTCTCTGGCACCCAAACCAATGGCGAAGAGCGTGGCGATAAAAAAGACGCGCCATCAGATGAGCTGGCAGCTTGTTGCGCCCAGCTTGGACTTGACCCCGCGACCGTTATTTAAACGCGCCGTAATCACCCATTAATTTTTAGAGGATATTGATCATGGCTTTAACAGCTGATCGCAACACACCCACAAAGCTAGGCACATTGTTAGCTTTTCCCGTTGCTGCAAGCGTAGAGATTTTTGCTGGTGCGCTGGTGGCGGCTAATGCCAATGGCTTCGCTACACCCGGCGCGGCCGCAGCCACCTTAACGTACCTCGGTCGTGCTGAAGAGCATGTTGATAACAGCGCCGGTGCGAATGCTGCCAAGACTGTGGTCGTTCGCCGTGGTGTGCCGTTTAAGTTTGCAAACAGCGGCACAGACCCTGTTGTGCAAGCGAGCCTTGGCAAGCCGTGCTACATCGAAGACGACGAGACCGTTGCACTCACGGATGACACCGGTTCGCTTTCTGCCGCTGGTATTGTTGTTGGTTTGGACGCTGACGGCGTCTGGGTCGAGTAAGCCTAAACACATTTTTTAGCCCGGAGATTAACACTCATGATTATTAATAAAGCGACATTGGACGCGGTATTCAAAAGCCTGAATACACTCTTCCACAATGCGTTTACCAAGATCGAACCGCAGTGGCAAAAAATTGCCATGTTGGTGCCGTCTACCACTAAGACCAATGACTATAAATGGTTGGGCAAGATTCCCAAGATGCGCAAGTGGATTGGGGAGAAGCAAGTTGACTCGCTTTCTGCGCACGGCTACAGCATCACCAATGATGACTTTGAAGTCACCGTTGAAGTAGACCGCAATGATATCGACGACGATCAGCTTGGCATTTATAAGCCCCAAGCCGAAATGGCTGGCGAGTCTGCCGCGCAATTGCCCGATGAAATTGTGGCGGATTTAGTGAACGGTGCATTTACGCTGACATGCTTTGACGGTCAGTACTTTTGCGATACCGATCACCCCGTTGGTGAAGGTGTCGTGTCTAACAAGATCACCACGGCATTCAGCATCGCTACCTTAGCGGCCGCAAAGGCAAGTTATGGTGCGGCTCGAACTGCCATGCGCGGATTTAAGGATGAGCACGGCCGTCCACTTGGCATTCGCCCGAATGTACTTTGTGTTGGCCCCGCCTTAGAAGATGAAGCCCGCACGCTGATGACAGCCGACCGCTTAGAAGACGGCAAGGTAAACATCTATAAAGGTACTGCTGAAGTTGTTGTGCTGGATCGGATTGATTCAGCCACCGCGTGGTTTCTTCTTGATACCACCAAACCTGTTAAGCCCTTCATTTATCAGCAACGCAAAGCGCCGGTATTTGTTAAGCAGACAGATCCTGAGTCTGACGATGTGTTCTCTCGCAAAACATTCAAGTTTGGTGCAGAAGCGCGCTGTGCAGGTGGCTACGGATTCTGGCAGCTCTGCATGGGCAGCACTGGCGCAGGCTAATAATACCCGCCTGGGACGATTGGCCGGGGTTCCCCCGGCCCTTTTTAAACCAGTAATGAATGTAGGAAATTAACATGGCAGCCAGAAAGAAACCCACCGCAACAGCGGCATCAGTATCAGCACCTGCAGCGGCTAAAACCGCTGGCGCAGAAACCAAAGCTGAAAAGATTGAAACCACTGCGCCTGTCACTGGCGATGTGGCCGACAGTAAAGCAACTGAAGACGCTAAATCTGTAGCTGTGGTTGGCGCGGCAAACATCGCGATTAATTCTTCACTAGAAACGAAACCGGATAACGGTGAGTCAGGCGAGCAAGTGGAAGTCATTTTTGTACGGTCGCGCCCTAAGCATTTTTACCGTGCCGGTTTTAAGTTCACTGAAAAAGTTAAAGACATTGCTATTAGTGAGCTAAGCGAGGCGCAGTTAGAGGCGATTCGTCTAGAGCCAAACTTGTTTGTAGAAGATGGCAGCATTGCGGCCGGAGACGCTGAGTAATGTATTGCGCCCAGGCTGATCTTGAACGTCGCTACAGTGTTGCTGAGTTAATCCAGCTTACTGATCGCACCGGCGCAGATGCAGTGAATGCAGATATCGTCGATGAGGCGATTGCCGATGCCGACGCACTGATAGACAGCTATTTGGAAAAGCGCTACCGCGACCGCATGCCATTCGATCCGGTGCCGACTGTGCTTGAACGGGTTGCCTGTGTGATTGCGCGCTACAACCTTTACACCAATCACAAACCCGACGAAGTGCAAAAGCCCTACGACGAAGTGCTTAAGTTTTTAGAACACGTTGCCGTGGGCAAAGTTAGCCTGGGCGCTGACAGTGAACAGCCACCCATGACTGGTGGTTTACCGCAAATGGTATCTGACGGCCGTACTTTTGGTCGCGCTAACAGCAAGGACTTTATCTGATGCTGAGTAGCGATGTTGAAACAAGGCTTCGCAGTGAGGCCAGCGAATTGAAAAAGGTATACGGCGCAGCTGGGTTTGCCAACTTGCGCCAGGGAAGTGAGTTGCGAACACCGCCGCAAACGCCATCGGCATTTGTCGTCACGCTAAGAGAAGTGCCGCAGAAAGATTTGTATGACGTGGGTAACGGTGTTCTGCAAAACGTGGTGTACCACATAGCCGTTATTACCGTGGTGCGCGTTGCCAATGATCGCATGGGTGACGAGACCAACTTAAAAATGGACTTGGTGCGCAAGCAGATTAAGGACGCCTTATACGGCTGGAAGCCTGACGGATTTGAAACCCAATTCAAGCGGGGCCCGTCAGCACTATTTGATTTTGCCGGTGCCGCGCATTGGCACCAAGACGAATTCATTATTGATCGCTACGAGGAACCTAGCAGTGACTAAACAAACCGACAAAACAATTGATTCCGTCAGCGCCACCAAAGTTGCAGATGCACCGAAAAAGAAAGTGCGACCTACGGCTGAGCAGCTGCAAAAAGTTACGCGTGGCGGTCGTTACACGTTTAACCCTGAGACCGGCGCAATGGGTCTGATTCGCCAGCCTACAAAAGCCGCCGTGCCTGGCGCAAACACAGGAGCTAAATAATCATGACGGCAATACTGCTGAGAGAACAAGAGCAAACCATCGCGCTTAAAGTAGAAAGCACCTACGGCACGGAAGAAGCACCCACTGGAGCCAATGCCTTGTTAGTGCATGACATTACCGTGCGCGCCCTGGAGGGCGATGTTGCAGAGCTGAATAACATGGTCGGGTTTTTGGGCCATCAAGGCAGTGCTCGAATCAACACGTATTGCAGTGTTGAATTCAGCATCTACTTAAACGCGTCTGGTGAAGCTGGTGTTGCACCTGCATACAGTGCGGTTTACGAGATCAGTTCACACGCCGGTGTGGTCACGGCGGACACCTCGGTTGATTACACTCTGGCCACTAGTGACCAGGACAGCGGCACTATCTTCTACATGGTTGGTGAACATAAGCACACCTTGCTTGGGGTGCGCGGATCTATTTCATTCGGATTTAGTAGCACTGGTTTGCCTATGCTGAAGTTCAGCGGCCTTGGTCTGTATAAGGCCCCAGAAAAAGTGATTGGCGGGCTGACCGGCATTAACTTTGCGGGTGTGCTCAAGCCGCTGCCCTGGACAAAAGCCACGGTGCAAGACTTTACCCTGCATGGTGTTGCTTTGAACGGTGCGACGTTCGACTTTGCTCAAGCAATGCCAGCGGAGTACTTGGCGCTTATTGGTCAAGAAGAAATAGTGCAGTCCAGCCGCAAATCCACCATGAGCGTGAAATTCCGTGAGGAAGATGTGGGCGTAGACAACTGGTGGGAAATCGCCCGCGCCAACACCGTTGACGAATTCAGCATGCAGCACGGCATTGATGTGACTCATGACGGCCGGATCTTCCAGTTTGCGGCTCCTGCAGTTGAGGTGGCAAACGTGGAGCGAGGTTTTGAGAAAGGCATTGCGATGCTGACATTGAGTTGCAATGTGATCGCTACGGCAAAAGGTAACGACTACACCTTCGCGCATTTGTAATGCGGCGTGCAGGCTTGGTTTTAGGGGTGGCACTGATGGCAGCTTCAGCGCCACCCGCTATTCATTACCGGATGGAGCGTGAACCGCTTTGGTATTACCCGGATCACGCCCGCCGCATACCGATTAGACGTAAACAAAAAGCGAACCGCATGGCTAAAGCAGTGCGAAAAGCACAGCGGCAAGCGCGGCGATTAAACAGGCATTAACAGCCTGTTAAATTTTAATTGGAGTACTCATGAACAAAGCGAATTCAGGTTTTTCGATCAAATTGTTAAAAAGCTATCACTGGCCGGTAGATGTAAAAGTGCCAGTGATGAATGCCGACGGTGAAGGCGAATTTGACACCCATCGTTTTACTGGTCACTTCAAACATTTGTCTAACGCAGAAGCGAATGCGCTGCTGGCCAAAGCGCAGGAAAAAATAGATCAGTTCAAGGCTGAGTCAGAAACAAGTGACGTCTCTGCTTTGCGCACCTCTGAAGTTATTGCCAATCATCAAATCGAATTGTATGCCGACATCTGGCTTGGCTGGGGTGAGGATCTGACCGGTGAAGACGGACAGCCATTGTCCTATAGCGAAGAGGTGAAGCTGCAGCTGCTCGGCCAGAAGATGATTCGCGAAGCGGTGATGAAAGCCCACCAGGAAAGTCAGGGAGGTGAAGAAGCACGCCTAAAAAACTCCGCGACCTTGCCCGTGGTTGGGCAAGCGGGTGGCGAGAACTAAATGGCAATTGGCGCACCGTGTCTGACACCGGCCGTGTGCGCGAGCAGTACCGAAAATTAGGGGCAAGTGAAGAAGACCTTGCCTGGCTGGATCAGGAGGATGAAGTCGCCAGGGAAGGCATTTTAATCATGGAGTGCAACTGGCCGGTGTTTAGTTTGTTCCTTGCTTGCAGTCGGCAATGGGACAGCCTGATTAGCCCGCTAGGCGAAGTGATAAGAATGGGGATGCGTTGGGATCAAGTAGAAGTACGCGCACGCCACATGCCGGAATGCCGCGCCCTTGACGAAGAAGATACAGACCAGCTTTGGCGAGACATTACGGTTTTACAAAATCATGCCCTGGAAGCATTTGCAGAGTTGAGAGATGAGCAACGTTAAATTTGGACTACAGCTTGAACTCAAAGGCGACCAGCTTGTTGTGCGCGGTCTGGATGGCACGCGCACTGCTGTTAACAATTTAGAGCGTGATGTAAATAGTAATACCCGTTCATCTGTTGCTGCCTCTCAGACAAATCGCGAGCTTGCTACCTCGTTTAATTCTGTAAGCAGTCAGGCGCGGGCATTTGGCGGCGTGCTTGCGGCCATTGGTGTGTACCGAATTGGCAGCGATGCTATTTCTAGCATAGGCAATTTTGAGTACTCGATTGCTGGTGTGAAAGCGGTGACCGGCGCTACCCGCGACGAGCTTATTGAAATGACGGCCGTTGCAAAAGAGCTTGGCTCAACCACTAAATTCAGCGCTAGCCAAGCAGCTGAAGGTATGCGCTTTTTGGGTATGGCTGGATTTGAAACTAATGAAATAATCTTAGCAATGCCGGCAGCGTTAAACCTAGCCGCTGCTGCAGGTTTAGAACTGGGTGCTGCAGCTGACATTACCAGTAACATTATGTCGGCATTTAATGTAGAGGCTTCGCGTACTACCGAGATTGCCGACGCATTAGCGACCACCGCTGCTAGTGCTAATACTGATATCTCGCAAATGGGCGAGGCCATGAAGTTTGTAGGCCCTGTAGCAGCTGCGCTTGATATCTCAATGCAGGACTCTGCAGCTGCGATCGGCGCTTTGTCTAACGCAGGCATACAAGGTGGCAGCGCCGGTACCGGCCTTCGCCGAGTGCTATCGTCGTTAGCGAATCCGACGAAAGAAGCGACTGGATTACTGACCTCAATGGGTTTGTCTATTGATGAGCTTAATCCTAAAACCCACAGCATTACCGAGGTGGTTACTAAACTTAAAAACGCTAATCTCAGTGCTGCGGATGCGTTAACTATTTTTGGTGATCGCGGTGGCCCAGCAATACTCGCGCTCACAGAACAGATCCCACAGCTTGAATCCCTCACCCAAAAAATTAACGACAGCGAAGGTGCGGCTAAGCGTATGGCCGATACGCTTTCTGATAATTTGAAAGGCGATTGGCTGGAATTCTTGTCATCTGTTGAAGGTGTGTTCTTGGCGATCGGCGATGCCGGTGCGTTGGATAATATGCGCGGCGGTGTGCAAGATTTGACGGGCTTGGTCAGAAGCCTTGGCGATAACCTTGATACTGTCGGTGATGTTACAACGATTGTCGCTGGAGTAATTGGCGGTAGGTTAGTTGCTGCTTTAGTAACTGCTGCGGCAGGGGCTAATGCAAAGTGGGTAGCTAACAATAAGCTATTAGCGTCTGAAGTAGCCCTGGCTAAATCGGCCCTTCATCGTGCTGTGCAAGATCAGCTCGCCGCCCAGCGTTCGCTTGCTGTTGCCAGTACCTTTAATCTTCGGGCCGCTGCAGGAACACGTTTGGCTGCAGCTAATATGCGGGTTGTTAGCACCCAAGCCGCTGTCAACTCAACGACTGCAGCTTACGCGGGGGCGGCAACGGCCGCTGGTATAGCCGCTCGTGGATTGAATGGTGCTCTTGCTTTAGTTGGTGGCCCAATCGGTTTGGCAACTTTGGCTGCAGTTGGGATCTACACCCTGCAGGATAACCTTGGTTTAGTCTCGGCCCCGGCGGAGCTGGCGACATCTAATATCAATAAGCTGTCTAAATCACTTGAAGGCTTGGGTGAAGCGCAATTAGAGCAAACGATTGCATCAATGACCGCCAAGTTAATGGAGCTACAAGACGCATCGGCGGAGGCAGATCGGCAAGCACAGGAGTCAATAGCAAGCCAGTCAACACTGGATAGGCTGAACCCGTGGAATGACACGATTGATGTCATTAAAGATGCGACATCGGCAACGTCAGAAGTAACAGATCAAATGAAGCGGCTTAAGGTTGTTGAGCAAGCATTGTTTGATTTGCGCAATAAAAATAATAATAAACCTGTTGGTGGCATCGATGGCGAATCTGCAGGTGAAATTGATAGCGCCACTGAAGCATTAATACAAAAAATCCAAGTAGTTGCTCAAGAAAATACTCTGTTGGCATTGGGCTACGAACTAGAAGACGCAAAATTCATCGCCGCATATTCACATGCCGACACGCTGACTCAAGCGCTGATGCGCCAGCAGCGTGAGCAGAAAGGTATTCTTGACGGTTATCAATCTGAGGCCGATGTTTTGGCTGATGTAGAAGCGCGGCAGGAAAAGGCATCTGAAAAAGCGATGGCGTTGGCAAAAGCTAATGAAGGCGCAATGGATGCCTTCTTAAATGCCAGTATTGGCGACGGCCTAGTTGATGGCTTTAACGATGCATCTAAAGCATTGGCTACGTTTGTTGATGGCTTTGGTGAACTGATTAATGTTCAGGAAATTTATAATAAAGCGCTGCAAGATCCTAAGGCCGATGAAAAGAAACGTGGCGAAGCCGCTATTAAATATCAGACCGCGCAAGTTGGTTTGTACGGCGACATGGCCGCATCGAGCAAACAGTTTTTTGATGAGGGTTCTAGCGGCTACAAAAATCTTGAAAAAGCTGAGCAGGTGTTTAGGGCTGCAGAGTTAGCATTTGCTATTAGCAATTTGGGCGTGAAACTCGGCTTAATTGAAGCCGAGACAGTTGCTCACGTTGCGGCTGACGGTGTTAAAGCCGCCTCGTCTGGCGTGGCTGCTGCTGTATCGTCGATGGTCGGCTTACCATTCCCTCTTAACATCGCCGCATTAGGTGCCACGATTGCAGCGATCGGCGCTTTAGGCGTCAGTATTTTTGGCGGCTCTGGTGGCGGTGGCGGCCTATCATCATCTGAGCGGGCTCAGCAAAGTCAAGGCACTGGTGGCGTGCTTGGAGATGCATCAGCGAAATCAGAAAGTGCGAGCAAAGCATTAGCGCTGATGGAAGATCATCTGTCTCAAGGTTTGCAAGTCAGCACAGGTATGCTCATTGAGCTGCGCACGCTTAATGCAAACATTGCTGGGCTGGGTAATTTGCTTGGACGCCAACTTGATTTCGCTGGTGGCTTAGTCGATGTGCAAACTGGATATTCGCAAGGCGGTGCTGGTGATGCTGCATATAACGCGGGAATGCTTGGGGTTGGTTTAGGTGGTGTTGGCGCAGTCGGCGTACTTGGTCTTAAGGCGCTGGGCTTAGATGAAGAATTTACTAAAATAATTGACGAGATTTCGTTCGGCGCTTTCAGCAGTATTGCATCTGGTATCAGCAGTAAAAAGTCTACTAAAGTTGACGAGGGTTTGCAGATCCTTGGTGGCAACGTAGCTGACATTATCGATGGCGGTATTGTTGACGCTTTTGCTTACGCAGAGATACGCACCAAAAAACGCAAGCTGGGCAGTGGCACCAAAACTAGTTACAGCACCAAAACTGAGTCGCTAGGGGCTGAGATATCAGGCCAGTTCGGACAAGTTATCGGTAGCATTTATGAGTCTGTATTTGCGGCCGTTGATCTGCTAGGAGTTGGAAGTACTGCTGGTCTTAATCAGTTTGCTGGTCTGAGTATTTCAACCAAGGGCTTATCAGCTGAAGACGCGCAGAAAGAAATTGAGTCTGTATTAAGTGCCTTTGCTGATGATGTGGCCTTATCTGTTATACCGTCACTCATTAATTTTCAAAATGTTGGCGAGGGCTTGTTTGAAACCTTGGCCCGTGTTGCCACGCAAACAGTTATTTTTAACGACGCTGCTGCGACATTGGGTTTGTCATTTGCTGGATGGTCTGCTGAGCAAACCTTGGAAATAGCAGATGGCTTAACAACTGCTGCGGGTGGGCTTGAACAGTTTGCTAGCAACGTTAGCAGCTTTACTGACTTTATACTCACTGACGCCGAGAAGTTTGCTCAGACCCAAGGCTATGTTGCTAGCCTGTTTGACCGACTTGATGTTGCGCTACCGCCAAGTACTCAAGCATTAAAAGATTACGTGGCTGGCTTAGATTTATCTACGCTTGCACACCAAGAAGCCTTTACCGCGCTCACTGGTGCCAGCGATCTATTGGATGATTACTACACCCAATTAGAAGACTTTGCTGAATCGGCCTATTCCTTTGATACCGATTTAGGCATTGCTGATGGCATGCAGCCATTGCGCGATGCGCTGGCCGCTGTTGGCTTGAATATCGATATCGTTGAGACGGCCGCACAAGGCGGCATTGAAGCACTGCAGGCGCTGTTTGGCGGCCTGACCGATGTGCAAAAAGCGGGGCTTGAACCATTCACCGATGAACTCTTGGGCATGGTGGACAGCGTTGATGAATTGTCTGCGGCCGCTCAACGTCTGCGCGACTTTGCGATCGGCGCTAGCAATGCCTTGCTCTCTCCTGAAAAGCAATTAGCTGCAAGCCAGGCTGATTATCAACAACTGATTAATTCAATCGTAAACGGCGATTTAAGCCGCGTTAATGACGTGGTGAATGTTGGCCAAAGTGTTATCAGTCAAGCAGCCAATACAGCAGAAACTGAGCTGGACTATAAACGCATCGTCGCGTCAGTTTCATCAGCTGCGTTTTCAGTTGCCGATTTGATCGATCCCCGATCGGCAATCGATATCGCCGGTGAGCAGCTCGACGTCCTCAAAGATATTCGCACCCAACTTTCTGGCGGTGCGATCGCCATACCGCAATCACAGATAGATACCTCAGGCGCTGCCCGGATTACGTTTGGTAGCGACCCTGAGTTGCTGGGTGTAATGCGCCGTGTTGACGATAAGCTTGCGCAGTTACTCAACGATCAGCGAGATGGACAAAACGCGATCGCGGGTCACACAGGAAAGATGGCCAATTACTTTGAGCGCTGGAACGGTAACAACGCGATGTACATCAAGGAGCGAGTATGAGTCAGCTCCCGTTTACCGTTGTTGAGCGCGTAAAAATCACTGATGCCAAATTGGTGTCGCACGATATCCCCGAAACCGATCACCCTGAATGGGATGTAGAAGAAACCTACGCAGCAAAACAAAGGGTCATCATTGCCGCGCAACATAAAATTTACGAATCGGTCATTGACGCTAATTTTGAGAATAATCCCATCGAGACGTTGGGCGTTGCCTGGCTAGAAGTTGGGCCGACGAATCGCTGGGCCGCGTTTGACGACGCTGGCAACACCTCGGTTACCGGACTTGGCCCGATAAGCTTTGTCGTTACTGGAGACAGTATCGACACCATCGCACTCACTGAACTCTACGCGACGTCGGTAAGAATCCAGGCTTCCAGCTCTGGCTACGGCACCTACTATGACGAAACGCTCGAGCTTAAAAACCGCGCCATAGTCACCGGCTTTTACGATTGGTTCTTCGGTGAAAATCTCTTTGAAACCCAAGTCATAGCCACCGACATCCCGCCAGTAGTTGGCTCAACTTATACGATCACAGTAAACGGTGGCGCTGTGAGCTGGGGCTACTTTGTTATGGGCCGAAAATCCACATTCGGCTTTGCTCAATACGATGTGCAGATCCGGCTAATCGATCTGGGTGAGCGTCAGGAAAATCAATTCGGCGTCATCAATTTTGTAAAGCGCGGTTTCCGTCGTCGCATGGAAGTTACGGTAATGATCGACAACGCCATCTTTGATTCCGTCTTCATGAAAGCTGCTAGATTCCGTCAAACCCCAGCGCTATGGATTGGTGCCAAAGGCTTGTTTGAAACCATGACCATGTTTGGTTACTACGACGGATTTTACACAACCATTAAGCGCGGTAAATATTCACAAGCAGTACTTAATATAGAGAGTATGAACGATGCCTGAAGTCCCTGAATTAACGACCCCACTGCCATCCAAACAAGATCTCGAAAACTTCGATGAACGCATGGAAACCTTCATGCAAGAGCTGCCCGGCTTCGGTAGCGGGATGAACGGCTTGCGGGCAGAGATCCTAAACCTATTTCAAAACTTCGGCTTTGCAAGTACTTCGACAACAGAAAACACCGTCGATACGAGTGGGCCTAAAACATTCATCGTACAGCCAGACCTTACATTTGCCGCTGGCCAGTTCGTGATAGCGGCGAGCACAGCATCACCAATAAACTACATTGTTGGCCAAGTGAGCAGCTACGACGTGGAAACCGGCGAGCTTGTTATCTCGGCTGATAAGTCGGCTGGGGCTGGTACCTTCGCTGATTGGTCTTTGTCATTAACGCTTTCTGTTGCGGAGTCAGCGTTTATTAGTGCTGAGGCGGAACGGGCTGAAACGGCGGCGAGTATCTCTATAGATGCTCGAGAGATTTATCAATCGACAGCAGATGCACTTAGTAATGGTGTTAAGACTGTAGCGATAATGGCTTCGGGATCTGGCGGTATAGATGGGCAGTACACAGTACCAGTAATTGGCTCGACAGGCTCGAATGGGAAACTGGTGGTTGTCATTTCGGGCAACGTGCTCACCGAGGCTTATGTCCAATCTTCAGGTAAGAACTATACTGGAGCACTCAGTGCCGATATCGACTCCGTTGCAGGTACTTCGGGGGCAATAGTTTCATTGACTAGCGCGCCTAACAGAGATGTCGACGGATTTTTCGGTATACCCAGCACGTCTGCTAATGGTGTCTATGATATCTGGCTTGTAGAAGATGGCCCTGTCGCCACTTTTACTGGTCGCACAGTTGCGGCAGCTGCATTGATCCAAGACTCATTTAATTTAGGCGGAAAACTTAATGCGTCTAACGCCTATGCTTTAAGTAAGAAAAGTTTGGAAGTCAAAACCTTCGAGGGGGTATTGCCAAGGAAAAACGGTTGGCCTTCCAGCACGGGCTTCAAAGGCTATGTTGCAGGCTTTGAGTATTCAGACTACAGCCACGTTGATAAATTGTCTTTTTGGCTTGATGGTTTGGACAACGGTGACACGCTTAGATTACAGCTCTTTTCGCGTCTGAAGACCAGCACCTACCACGGTGTGCCTGACGTGGCTGAAGGTGACAAATTAATTACAACCATTGATAAGGGGAGCTTACCGGCGTCTCCCGACGGCACAGCGAAAAGAATTCACATGCTGTTTGACGTCGATTTAGATGTTTCCCCAGATAAATGGTACTTAGCAGAAATTACGCTACTTAACAGTGGCGTAAAAGTTACGCTTGGCTGTATGTCTAATTCGACTACTGACGCGTCAGCCCAGGAACTGCAGGGTTATTACATCAACATTGCAGGTAATTGGGTGCCGCTGGATTCAACCAATTCTGGTATTGCTATTGATTGCATCGCTGTTGTAGCGGATACGTTGCAGGATGAGACAGAGATCCACAAGAGTATACTTTCCTCGCTTGTTACGAGTGCCGGAAATCAGAAGTTGCCCATAGCAGAGGATGCTTTTAGCGGGTTAGTGGAAACTGAGTTTACGTGGAAGGCAACGGACTTCGATGCGTGGGGTGTGTTCAAGGACTTCACCGACGACGCGTACGTGCACACTATACAGTTCGGCCTCAATAACTATCAAACTCCCGAGACTGTAAAAGTGCGGTATTCAATTTATGAGGACTTCCCGACTTTTTCTGTTGCTGGGATTTTTAACTGGAAAAAAATCCGCGACGAAATTATTCCGGTAGCATTGAATGATGCAACTACAGTAGTGGATTTCCCTGTTGGATTTATTGTTGATTCTAGTAAACGCTACTTGTTTACAGTAGAGGGGCTGGACGCATCGGAGCAACAGTCTGGCCTTGGTATATGGAGGGCGGAAAATGATAGCTACACTGACACCCAGCGAGGAGTTTTTATCGCGTCCGGAGGTACTGGGTGGGGGTATGTGAGTCCCGGCAGTACAAAAATCGTTAAAGCCGATTGCGTAGGCTACGCTCCCTCAGTGACCAAAGAGATTTTGGACGGCTTGCTTGAGGCATTCACTGTTGAGGAGTATATAAGACTATTCCGCACGTTTACTGGGTCGTATTGGAATACGACAAGTGCGGATTTCTATGGTTGGGCTGTGGGCTTCCGGCCGGTAAATGTGTTCGAGGCTACTACCGCGGCAATATGGCTACAAGACGGAGCTAGCAATACAAGCATTAAATTCGAGTTTATCCGCCGCCCGTTTTCAGACCCCGAGGCCACTCCCGGCGCTGGTACAAACGACGAGTACCTTATACAGACATCGTACACTCCCGCCGATTTGGGATTAACTGAGCCAGACATAAAGAAAGTGCTATTCGATATTAGCACTGCTGGCACATTGACGCCGGAATATGTCTATTTCCTCAAAGTCGAAGCTACGGACGGCCTTCTAGGTATAGGTCAGTCAGACAAAACTTTGCCTGAGACGCCGTATTGGGCGCGCGGCTACTATACATCAAATGGTGGCTCTAGTTATTTTGCGGTTGGCAACCTTTCGGCAATCGCGTACGAAGTGTATGCAGAGCGATACGTTGCTAACACCGCTCAGGGCAGTGCAAAAGTATTGCAACGTAGTCACGCTGATCCAGATATTTTCCCTGTATCCAGTGTGCTAACCGTTACTGTTCCGGAGACAACATACTACGCTTCCGGCATCGGTCAAGTTACTGTGCCGGAGCAGGATGTCTTACTAGCGGCTCCTTCGTCTGGATCGAATTCTGAGAGTGCGAACCTGCAATATGATATTCAGCCTCGCAATCTGATTAATGTAAACAAGCAGCTGGCTTATCGTTACATCGACAATGTTGTAGTAACCCGTGTCTCTGATTCTCAAGTGCTGACTGAGGGTGTGGATTATGAAGTTATCTATGTTGGGGGTAAGGTTTACGGGTTGATTAATACTCCAAACTTTGCTGTAACAATTGATTATACCTACAGTCTGGCACGCTATGACCTTATTGAACTTGAGCCTTTCACAGGAGCGGTTTCAGTCGTGCAGGGCACAAACAGAGTCACAGATCCTGAAGAATACCTACCGACGCTGACCGGTGGAAAAGTTCCTCTAGCACATGCTTTTGTTTCTGGTCAGCGATCCGAGATCGTCCAGTTGAGTAACTGGCTCTATGGCACGCGCAAGGGCCATGAGCAGGAGCAACAGAACTTACGTGATTATAACCGTCGGATGTTGCCAAAGAGTATTGCCAAGATGCACAGTGGCGCCGCTGTCACTATTGCAGCTACTGGAGATTCTATTACCGCAATACAGGCTGGCGGGGTACCGTATGACACGCCCAATGGCGTAACAAGGGATATACCAGATAACTACTTTGCAGCTTACCCAGCTGACACCTATAACAGTATCGAGCTTTATGATTTTGATGACGGCGGTGGCCAGATACATACTAAACTAGGCTGGAACTGGAGCTTGGTGAGCCACTTTGAGAACCACGGCTGTAATGTAACTTATCTTAACTATGCTATCGGCGGATCCCACTCAGGAAACTACGATAACGGAGGGAATGATAAGGGCGGCACTAATCCGCTAAGGCTAGCGGCGCTGGCTGGCAGCGGGGCTGATTTAGCGATAATAGCCTTTGGTATGAATGAAATAGCCTCTGGGGCAACTACTGCTAACGTGATACAAATAGCAGATGCGTGTCAGGCAGTCGGTATGGAGACCATAATCATAGGGTGTCCGCGCATTAATTCTCAAGGCGGGCGTGAATCAGACACTAGTTGGGCTAAGTGTAACCAGCGCTTATGGTTAGCAGCACAGAAAAGTGGGTCAGCATATATTTCAACACAGTTTATTGAGGAGGCTGGTGCGAATGGCTTCTCTGGGCTTTCGGCGGAGAGTATGTGTAACGCGAACTTCTACAACCACCCAGGCCCTGCGCAGCTGACAGCGATTGGGAACTGGCTGACCGATATTTTCAAATAACCCGCACTAAACGCCATATTAGAAAAGGAAAAGACCCGTGACTGTGCTTAATCCTCGGCAACCAAGGTCGGCTCAATCGTAATGACCTTTTCGGTGTCGACCCTTAGCACAGCTTCGCCGGTCAGCTTTGCGATTAAAGTGATAGTTGTGTCATCGCCGATGTAGACGCTTTCGCCAGTTCGTACGGAAAGTATAAGCATGTGATCCTCCGTGATCATGGTGCTTAAAAGTAAAGAGACAGCGAGTGGCACGGTGCGCTAACACCGAACCGCCCGCCCACAGTAGCAAGCACTGTGAGCCAAGGCTGCCCCGCTCGACGTCGAGCAAAGGGAGCCTACCAGATTTTAGTGGAGGTTCACATGCAGGAAATACGATGTAGCCGGTGTAATCGGTTGCTTGTAAAAGCGATATTTACCGTCATTGAGGCCAAGTGCCCTCGGTGCAAGTTCTTTAACAATATGAGTGCCACGAGCACCGCGAGCGCCCAGAGCGCCACGGAAGGTGCCCGTCATGTTCAAATTACACAACAGGGACTGTCTGGCCGTATTGGCCGAGATGGAATCAAATAGCGTCGATCTGGTAGCGACAGACCCGCCTTACTTCCGAGTGAAAGCTGATGCGTGGGATAATCAGTGGGCAAGTCAGGAAGATTTTTTAGACTGGCTTGAATCGGTGGTCATCGAGTGCGTTCGCGTTCTTAAGCCAACCGGCGGTCTTTATATGTTTATGGGGCCAAAAATGGCTGCCAGTGTCGAGCGAATGATTGCAAAGCACATGGTGGTCGAAAATCACATTGTGTGGATCAAGCCCACAGGCATGCATAAGAGGCAACATCGTGCCAGCCTACGACGTTACTTCCCCGCCACCGAGCGCATTATATTTGCGACCCAGCGGGAGTACTCCGAAGCCAAAGCGCAGCATGCGGCAATAGCTGAGGCTTGCGAGCCGGTGATTATCTACTTGAGGGATGCGCTCGCGGAAAGCGGTTTAAGTCAGTCAGACGTAGATCGAGCGCTAGGTGTTCAAATGGCAGGACACTGGTTTGGTCGATCGCAGTGGCGGCTGCCAACTGAGGCGCAATATGAGCAGCTTCAACAGTTGTTTAACGGCGGTTTAAATCGGTCTTATTCAGAGGTTAAGGCCCAGTGTGATGCCCTCATAAATGATGCGACCAAACCGGCCAAGCGGTATTTTGACCTAGACGGCCGTGATTGGTTTACTGATGCGTGGGTATGCCAGCCGGTGCAATTCTATCCAGGCAAACACCCGTGCGAAAAGCCCCTTGCGATGATGGAGCATATAGTTACCGCCAGCACGCGGAAGGGCGAATTGGTACTAGATCCGTTTATGGGCGGCGGGACGACTGGTGTGGCATCGATCAGGACTGGCAGAAGCTTCATTGGTTGCGAGATGGAAAAGGCTAATTTCGATACTGCAGAAGCGAGGTTGGAGGCTGTTTAGGTGGTTGTGTAGTATTTGGCGCGCTGTCGCGATTTTTTCGGCGCGCTACAGGGATGAGGTCTACAAAGAGATCTTTGAGCAGGCTGAGAATTTTAAGAAGTACCAAACAATGTGACGGGTGGGGGCTCTTCATCATTAACGGGGTTTGATGAGTGCCATCCCCCGTTAATTGGGTAGAGCCGGGTAGGGGCCTAAATTTGACGGTTTCATTGGCTGTTTTGGTAAATTCGAGATACAAAAAAGCCCTGTAAAAACAGGGCTTTTGAGTTGATAATGGCGGTGAGGGAGGGATTCGAACCCTCGAACAGTTTGACCCGTTACACACTTTCCAGGCGTGCTCCTTCAGCCACTCGGACACCTCACCAAAATCGTTTCTTGTGCATTTTTAGATGGTTTTACGAGCGTCAGGGTCACACGCCTGCGTGCTCGTTATCGTCCTGCGGACGCTTTCTCCGGCGAAGCCTCCGAAACAGCCACTCGGACACCTCACCAAAATCGTTTCTTGTGCACTTTTAGATGGTTTTACGAGCGTCAGGACCGCACGCCTGCGTGCTCGTTATTGTCCTGCGGACGCTTTCTCCGGCAAAGCCTTAGAAACAGCCATTCGGGCAGCTTCCTAAAACTTACTCAACGACCTATACAGCGCGTTTTGAGGGCGGCTACTCTAACCAATATCCTTCGTAATGGCAATTGCCACGTAAATTGATTTCGGCTTTGAGCTCCAATGTGGTGCGCTCATTTTTTATCGCTCATTATTGGTGCAGTAATTTCCGGTGCTGCCTTGTAAGTCCTTATGTCCTCTAGAGATTATGATCTGGAATAGTTATTGCTTTGTAGCAAACCGTAGTATGCTTTTTGGGAGTGCTCGATGCCGCTTGCACAGAGCTTCAATAATGTGAGAAGGAGTCCTATGGTGTATTCTTCGGAAATGGTGACGCTGTTGCAGCAATTGCGGGCTCGTGTTTTCGCTGAGTTTGGGACAAGGATACGGCTAGCCGATCCAGAGCTGCTAACCAGTTTGGGTGATTTAGGTAAGCGCAGTCGTGATCCCTTTACCCGCAAAACCGTGGTTGAGATTATGTCGCTAGCAGGTATTCCTTTTCAGTTAGAGTCAGTCGTCAAATCCGCGACCACTAATGTAATGGAGCGGCAGGTAACGGAGGTCACCTACAGGGGGACCAAAGTTTACCGTGACAAGGAGCTTCCTCCACATAGCCAGGTTCCCGCCGAGCGCCAGCAGTCTCGTCAAATGTATCGCGGGCAGGTCGTCTACAAGTAAGCAAATACTGGGTGAGTTTTTTGCCTACGGTGTTTCGTTGCTATGTTTTGCCAATACTCCCTATTGGCTTTGTTCTCTCCTATCACCACTCATAATTTACCGCGACGCTGTTAAGTTCATGCCTGACTGCTTATCATTGGGCTTTGACTCTAAGAATTGCGACAAGTTATGACGATAAAGTGCACGATTGTGCCGGTAACGGCCTACCAACAAAATTGCTCAGTAATGGTCTGTGAAGAAACCGGCAAAGCGGCAATTTTCGATCCCGGTGGCGATATAGAAAATATTGAGGCCGCCATCGCTCAGTTAGGTGGCACTCTGGATGTGATTTATTTGACCCACGGTCACATGGATCACTGCGCAGCAGCGGATGTGATGCGCAAAAAATACGGCGTTAAAATTATCGGCCCACAGAAAGAAGACGCATTCTGGATCGATAAATTACCTGAGTGGTGCAAAATGACGGGTTTTCCGCATGCCGACCCGTTTACGCCGGATGAATGGTTAGATGACGAAGACTTGGTCAGTTTTGGTAAGCAAACTTTGGCGGTGAAGTTTTGCCCTGGACATACTCCGGGCCATGTGGTGTTTTTCCACGAAGCGGCACGTCTCGCGATTGTGGGTGATGTCATATTCCAAGGTTCTATTGGCCGTACCGATTTCCCCAAGGGCGATTTTGATACTCTGGTGAATT